CTGGGCGCACACGAACCTTGAGGCGACCATCGCCGCGAGCGATGCGTTCCAGTTGAACCAGTCCATCCAGGGCATCGCGCAGAACAAGGGCGAGAACCTGATCCAGACGGGCATGTTCACCCGTATCGGCAACAACAAGTTCCGCGCCTCGCAGTTGGTCGTTGACAACAACACCACCAGCGGCACTGGAGCGGACTCCGGCACGAACGCCATGTTCGTGGTTCCGGGCGACGGCAATGCGGCCAAGGTGGTCGGCATCGGCGGCACGCGCAGCGGCCTGCTCTTCGTGAGCCGCGTCCCGCTGGATTACACCAAGGTCATGCCTGATGTGCCGTCCACGGCGGCCATCGAAGTGGTGACGACCCCGAAGCTGGGCATTCCGTTCATGGTGGTGAAATACCTCGACCACGCCTACGAAGTGGCGAATATGCGGACGCAATGCCAGTGGGGCGTCGGCATCGGCGACGAGCGCCAGTTGATGCTGCTCAAGCAGAAAGCCTGATTGAATCACGCGGGGAGGCCGTGAAAAGCCTCCCCGCAAACCTCAATAACCACCATCCTTAAAATCAAACGAACCATGAAAAATAAATTCATCATCACCCTCGCGGCGATGGCCTGTGCCATCAGCCTTCACGCGGCCACCGCCATCGGCGTGGCCGGCACGCCCGGCTTGGCCAGCTACGCGGTCAACAGCGCTGTGGGTAATGCCTCGACGGCCACGGCCACCAACGGCGTCTATTCGTCATCCATCGCCGGCGCGACGACTGAATCGAACATCATCCAGATCAATCCAGGTTCAAATCCTCACGGCAGTCTGGTTTTGCAACTCACGGCCAGCGCGACAGCGGCCAGCACCTCGAACGCGGTGTTTGTCATCACGTCGAGCGCGTTGCCGATTGCAATCACCAACGCCGCGACCAGCGGTGTGGCAGGATCAGCCAGCCCACGCGGGACGTTTGCAACCTATACGCTGGTTTTGAACGGAACCACCCCGGTGACAACGAACATCGTGCTGAACGGTTCAAGCACGCCGTTGGTTGCCAATGGGCTGAACTTGTATCTGGAATCCATCCAGAATACGCACGCCACGGCGCTGCTGACGAATTACAGCGTTGTGGTCGTCCAGTAACGACTGCCCCAGACCACCAAACCATGCCGCCGAGCCGATGACTCCTCCTCAACGGTTCGGCGGCTTTCAATTTTAACATGGCAACGAACTGGATCATTCCTTCCGCGTCCGACATCGCCAAGGTGATTGCGGCCAGCATCCTGGCCAAGGCCAACGAGAACACCGACCCCGACAGCGTCACCGCCTATCTGACCAGCCCAGACAGTAAAATCACCTATGACCCGACGCTGGACGACCGCGCCACCGACCAAATCAATCTGGCCGTCGCGCAGTTCCGAGGAGCCATCCAGAATTGCGGCAAGCAGCCGTTGAGCCTCACGCCGGGGAGCGTTCCACCAGAAGTGTTCAAGCACGTCCTGTCGCTGGCGGCCTACGGGCTGGTGAGCAGCACGCTGAACCTGCAATACGTCATCAGCACAGAGAAGGGCGACATCAGCCCGCTGGCGGCGAATTTCCGCGTGGCGAACGCCTACCTTGAAGCCATCACCAAAGGCCGCGTGGTGGTTCCGCCGAGCGACCCGACCGGGCGCGACTACCTGACGGCCATCAACGTGCCGTGGTTCAGCAGCACGCCGTCGCCGTTCGGAACCTACGACAACACCAAGGTCATCAACCCGCCCGTGGAGGCGGTGCGATTTGGCGCAGGGAGCAGGCCGGTTGACCTGACGACATTTGACAGCATTGGCGTGGGATGTCCTGCGCCGTGGTGGTGGCCGAGCGCGGAACTTGGACAGCCATGATCACCGCCGAATCCATCCTGAAACCCCGCGTGACGCTGGCCGTGCTGGAGCAGCGCGCCGGGCGTGCTTTGCCGGCGACGTGCAGGGGGACGCTGGCCGAGAGGATTTGCAACGTCTTGCAGGCGGCGAACCCGGAAGGGCACAACCAGTGGACGGTTGAACGGCTGGCCGGTGGCGCGATGCAGAGCGAGACGTTTACCAAAGGCGAACGCGTCAGCGTGTTCTTTCATCACGGCGAAAACGGATTCAAGCACGGCACGGTTACAGGCATCAGCCACGCCAACAAAACCGCCCGCGTGAAGATGCACGGGGCGACTGGCGACTACCACGCGCACCACGGATTCGGCAGCATCTACAAATACAACGGCCCAGCCGACGCGCCGGAAGTGAAGCGCGGAAAACAGGAATCAATGGCGAAGGTCGTTGACCGCGTGAACAAGAAGAACGAGCCGGAAGGCGGATGGTCAGATGCTGACGCAGTGCCGATGGCTTTCCAGAACTACCGCAGCAAGGCCACCCTCGCCACGCGCATCAGCAACCTGCTCCGCGCCGTCCAGCCCGACCATTCCGGTGACGCCACCGAAAAGGTCATGCCCCCCGCGCTCGCCGCCGCCCGCCTGCGCGCCCAGCACATCTACGAGGCCGCCGCGCTCGCCGCCATTGCTGCCGTGGAAGCCAAGAAAAAAGCCACCAAGGAGCAGAAGCGCAAGGACGAGGCCGCGATACTGCTCCTACTGTTGCTGGCCGGCGAGGATGCCTACCGCGAGACGCACACCGCACTTGGCAAGGCCGAGCCGACCGCGACCGTGCCGACGCCGAAGGAACTGGACGGGCAGTCGGAACAATTCGCCGAACAGCGGCAGACCGTCCTCAAGGATTTTTCGGGCAGACTCGCGGACACCATCCACCAAACACGTGACGAAGCGGCTAACGCGGGCACAGACCCGGTCGAGGTCGCCCGCGAGATGCGCCGGAAAGTCGCCAAGGAAGCCGAAGTGATGGCGGATACCGAGGCGCAGGTAACGCTTGGCAGCGTCCAACTGGACAGGCTCAAGCGGGCCGGATTTACGAGCGCAATCTGGATGACGCAAGATGACGAGCGCGTCCGGCCAACCCACGTCGCGTGCGGCGAGCAGGGGCCGGTGCAGCTTGGCAAGCCGTTCAGCAACGGGCTGCTTTATCCGGGCGACCCAGCCGGGCCGGCCAGCGAGGTAATCAATTGCCGGTGCTGGCTTGTTGGCGCGAGCCGCCAGAGCCACTCTTTGCAGGCCACCGCGCACGACGTGAGCGGAGAGAAGCGCGACGAGACGGGCAAGTGGACGGCGGGAGATTTTCATGCAAAAACCAATGACGAGCTTTCAAAGATGAATGCGCGGGATCATTGGAAGCTCTGGAAAGAGCAATCACCACATCATGAACCTCTCCATCCAATTTGACGAAACGAAGTTCACCGCCGAAATCACGGCGAAGCTGGCCGGCGTGAAGTTTCCCGTCCAGATGGCGATGGGCGAGCAGATGCGCGACATCGTCATGTCCAACTTCGGCGCGACGGGAGTTGACCGCCCGGAACCGTGGCCGCCGCTGTCCGACCGGAGCGAAGTCGGCAGGGCGTATATCCGCAAGGTGGGAAGGTCGTATGCAACTTTGTATGAAAGTGGCTTCATGGCCGGCTGCGTCCGCAACACCGACGAACTGGACGGCAGCGCAGTCAGCCTGTCCGACAGCGATTGTCCATATGCGACTCGCCATCATTTTGGAGACCCAGCGCACAACCTTCCGCAGCGTCGAGTCTTTCCAATAAGGAGGGACGGAAGCATAACAGACTATTCAAAAGAAGCAGTTATTGACGCAGCAAAACAACAGCTTTCCGAATCACTCAAATGAACCCGACCATCAGCGGCAACGGCAACCCCAGCCCGACCATCAGCGAAGTGCTGCGGGCAATCTGCGCCCAGCTTCTCACCTACGCTACGCCACGCGGGGGCACGGTCAAGGTGGTCGAGAACGAGAGCCATCTATGGGAGGAAATCTACAACAACGGGCTGGTGAGCGAGCAACCGCGCATTTTCGTCCTGTTCGTCCGCGAGGTTGCGCGGGGTGAATACGAAGGCGGACAGCGCACAAAGCTAAACCGCGCCGACGACCACTACATGGTGGTGGTGATGCGCGGGCACGGCTTCAAAAACATGGCCGTCGAATCCACCGGCCAGCCAAACACGCCGGGATTTTACGAGAGCTTTGCCGACAGCATCGAAACCATCCGCGACGGCTGCCGCGTCATGTCCAACATCAGCGTCGAGGACGTGGTGGATTACAAGGGCATCCGCCCGCTGTCTGGCATCGGCCCGTCGCCATCCGCGAATGTTTTCCTCGACTGCAAAGCAGTGGAATTTTCTGTGGCGAAAGATTTGCCGCAGGTTCTTATCAACGGCACGACCGGCTAAAAAGGTAAAAAAGATTTGCAAACCGCCAACCAAAACACCAAAAGTTAAACGTATGAAAAAACTGTTTCTCGCCTTCGCCATTTTTGCCATTGCCTGCGCCGTCATGCCCGCCGCCGCGCAGTCCTACGGCACGGTGTCCACCGTCACGAACTACCTGACATGGACGGGCACGACCAACACAGCGGCCATCGGACCCAGCGGCAGTCCGGCGACGAACGTCTGGACGATGATCCCGGCCAGCACCTTCATCCAACTTACCAACGTGGTCAGCACGAACGAGACGTTCACGGGCGGCGTTTACGTCCAGGTGCCGGTGGCGTTGCTGACCAATTTCCCCGGCTACAGCAACCTGCTCTACATCGGCAGCGTGAGCCAGTCGTTCTCAAACGGATTGCCGGCGGGCGGAATCTGGTCAACCACCACCGTCCCCACCGCCGGCTCGGTGGCTTTCCCCGTGATTTTGCAGGCCGCCAACGGCATCTACACCAACGGCATATTTGCCAAATAACCCACACACCAGCCATGACCACCAAACTTGAACTCATCCAAGCCGCGCAGAGCGCCGCCGCGCAGTCGCTGAACCTCGAAGACCCGAAGGAAATCCACGCCGCCCGCGACGACGCCTTCACCGCCACCGCTGTGCCGGACACCAACCGGCAGTTCTTCAACGACCATTTTCAGGGCGCACGCCACCAGTATCACGTCAACAAAGACGAACCGCTCGCGCCGGCCAAATCGAAGGCCGCTCTCAAGGTGGCCGTCCAGTTCGCGCTGATTACCGCCGGGCTGCTGTTGGCGCATTTGCTCGACCACGCGCACGATGCCTTCCACGGGATGCTGCTGCCGTTTCTTGGTTCATGGAACCCGACGACCGGGGCTACTGGTGCCGGGAATGTGGCGGCAGGCCAATACGCCGCGACCGGCCAAGCCACGACAATCCTGTGGGGAACAAACACCAACAGCATCTGGAACGGAAGCCCGCCGACGGGCTGGCTCACCATCACAAAATTCAGCCAGAAAACCACCAGCGAACTGATCGAACTTCCGAACGGCGACGGCATTATTGTCGGAACCGTCCAGTTGATTCAGGGATTTATTGCCGACGTTGAAGTGCGTGATGACACGACTCAAGTGACAACCGCGCTGACGACGGGGCAGCGGATTTATGTCTACGACAACGCTGGACTGGTTCCCGGCGGCGCTCGCGGCGCGCAGTATCGCGGAATTATCGGCGAACATAGCTGGGACACCGCACCCAAGACCCCGGCTGGCCGCATACTTCAAATCCACGTCTATCTTGGAATTGCCTAATCAATTATGGAAGACATCAAGCCATTAAACATCCCGCCAGAAATAGCGGAAAAAATGCGTGGCACGCTCGCCACGCAGGCCGCCGACGACAAGGCTGGTTTGCAGGCGGCGACATCGGCGCTGCCGGGGCCGCTGAAAGACGTGTGGGCATTGCAGCCCGACATCGAGGAAGGTCCATACAAAATCCGCCGTTTTGTGGACGGCGATTTTATCCGGCTGGCCGCCTTCGGCCACAAGCTGAACAGCTTTAGCGCCGTTGGTGAATGGTTGGAGAAGCCGGAACCCAGTGGCAAGGATGCGTGGCTGCTCAACTGGATGATGACCCGCAGCACCGCCGATGTGAAATTGGCCATCGCCGCCGGGCCAGAAAAAGTGATTGCGGCGGCCGAGGCGGAATTCAGCGAACTTTCCGGGATGCAACTGGCGATGATTATGCGCGCCATTGTCAGCCAGCTTGCCGTCTATCTGGGAACCCGCGTCGAATACAAGCCGGCCGAGACAGCCGCGAACGGAGAAGCTGCCAGCCCCCCACAATAGTCCCAGCCGCGATTGATGGCCTCGGCTGGGTCGTGGTTAAGGTGGCGACGCTGATGAAAACCTTCGGTTGGTCGAAGCAATACTGCCTCGACGAACTGGACGGAGCCGAGGGCAATGTGTGGTTCAACTGGGCGGTCTCAAACGAGGCGAGCGTGTGGGGAACCGAACTGAAACTTGATGGCCTCGGTTACATTGGCAAAGAACGCGAGCGGATAAAACAACTCAAGAAAAAAAATGGCTGACGGAACCATCAGCGTGGATTTGCAGTTGATTGTGGCCGACGCCCTAAAACAGGCGGAACTGGCCGCAAAATCGTTTTCCAAAATCCTTTCCACGCCCGCCATGACACCGGGCGGCCAGCAGTTCTCCGCGCAGAAGGCCGTGGCCGACACCGCCAAGATGACCGCCGCCGAGCAGCAGCACACCAAGGCCGTCAAGGAAACCACCAAGGCGCTGACCGAGCAGCAGAAGGTGGCGCAGCGGCTGCGCGACATCGCCAGCTACAAAATCAGCCCGGTGCAGCCGGACATGAAGATAGTTGACGCGAGCGTGCCAACGTCCGCGCCGAAAGAGAAACGCCCGCTCACGGGCGAGGCCGCCCGGCGCAGCGCCGCAACGCCGCCGGACATTCAGGCTGAACGCGACCAGCGTGCCGCCGAACTGCGCGCTGAACACAATGAAAAACTCGCCGCCAGCGCCGCCGCCCGACAGGCTGAAAGGATTGCCAAGGCAAACAAGGCCGGGGAAGCATGGAACCGACAGAAAGAAAACAGCACGCCCGCCGCCAGCGCCGCCGAGAAATTAGATAGAATAAATCGAAATGCGCTAAAGGATTTCAACGACCAGTTCAAGTCGTCACCGCTGACCAATATGCTCAAGCGGCAGACGCTGCTAAAGCCGGTGCTGCCGAACGTGGCGTTCCCGACATTGCCGAACGCAAACCCGCCGGGCACGTCCAAGCACAGCCAGACCATCAACGGCACCTTGATCCGCAGCCTTGTTGGCAGCATTGCCGGGAGCGCGCTCGCCGGGCCGATAGGGGCTGGCTTGGGCGCGAGCTACAGCGGCGCGAGCGCGAAGTTTTCAATCGCCATCGCGGCGGCCACCGCCGGGCTTAAACTGATGCGTGAAGCCATCATGCAGACATTGGCCGCCTACGAACGCGCCCGCCAGATTTACGCCAAGACCGTCACCAGCGGCTTCGGCACGGGCATGACCGTCAAACGCGGGATGCTGGCTGAAATCATCGGCGTCAGCGAGAATGATATTTTTCAGTTCGGCGCGCAGATCGCCTATCTGAACGGACAGTTGGAATTCGCGCAGAAGACCATCACCGACAACGTCACCCCGCTGACCCAAGTAAGCTGGGGATTCAAGGTGATGGGTGAAAACATGAAGGCATTATGGTCGCAGATTGCCGGCGCTCTTGCCCCAGCCATCAACGCCATCACCGACGACTTCAACAGCTTCCTGACCGTGCTGGGTGAGAGTGAAATTTTGAAGGCAATAGGTGAAGAAATTGGGGCGGTGATGATAGGGCTAAACGATGTTGTTGGCATCATTGAGGTGGTCGTCAACGGTTTCACCACTGGATTCAAAATCATTGCCGACACAATCTCCATTTTCATCATGGAGATATTGAACCTGCTCTCCCATGTTCCCGGTTTGAAAAAAGTCGGCGGTTGGGACACCAGCACCGCCTCTGCGGACATCGTAAAACAGTCAACCAATCTCGCGAATGAGGCGCAAAAGGTTTGGAATAATATGCTTGGCAAAGGCTCGAAAGGAATGCCGCAGCCAATGGCCTACATGAAGCAGATGCCCGCCTCAAGCTGGGAGCGCATGGGGCTGATGATTGGCGGTGGTGGTGGAACCAACTACGGCCAGCAGACGGCAAACCACACCAAGCCTGTCCCGGCCTTGTTGGCAAAGATTTACGCGGCGATTGTCGCCGGGGACAAGTTCAACATCAGCAATCCAGCCGGAATTCCAGCATCACCCTAAAATGAAAGCACTCACCGCCAATCCCGCCAACGCCACAAACCTGACCAACGTCGTGCCGAACGCCGTTTCCTACGGAGCCGGGTCGCCCGGCAGCTACACCCTGACCGGGCTGGTCATCGGACAGGCGTATTGCTGGATACCGGGCGCGAACGAAACCAGCATTGTGGTCAACGCCAACGTCACGCTCGCCAAGGCTGACCTGCCAGCGGGCGGATGCTTCACCGCCACCGCGACCACGGCGACGATGAAAGGAACCGGGAGCGCACTGGTCACGGCGATAGTTTCTATGACGACCCTGCTCTATCCAACGACCATCACGCCGACATTGCCGGTGCGCCAGATCACGCTGGGGCAGATTCCGGCGGCAAACCCAAACTGGGTGCGCCAGATTCAGTGCAGCGACGAGTTTGTTTTCATCAAGCGGCCACCGAGCTATGCCGTCGCCATCAGCCTCGCGGATTTTGTCAACATCGGGCTTTCGCAGGAGCTTAACCTGACGTGGACGCCGCCAATAATCCTGACCCAGCCCGCGCCGGCGTCCTGCGTCCACAGCAGCACCGCCGCAAAATTTACCGTCGTCCCCGGCAGCGAATATGTTTTGAGCTACAACTGGCAGTATTCCAGCGACGGCGGCGCGACTTGGGCGAACGCCACTGGAACCATCAACGGCACAGTTTACACCAACAACACCACGGCGACCCTGACCTGCACGCCGACGACGACCGGCCAGACAGGGTTTCTGCATCGTTGCGTTGTGACAGACAACGCCGGCAGCTATGGCCTGACCAACGGCAGCATCACCACCAACGCGGTGGCCTTGACCATCACCTAAAATGCCATCTGTCCCAAATTACACGCTGGTCACACAGGGCGTTCGCTCCGGGTTAAGCCGAAACGACGGCACAAAAGGCTTCGGCACAGCCACCAACCCGATACAGGTTGCCATCAACGATGTGACCGGGCCGACGACCAACATCGACATCATCCCGACGCAGGAGGCCGATGACAGCCCGACCATCGAGCGCGCCGAGCAATGCACCGTTCGGCACGTTTACAAGGGGAGCTACAACAACTGCCTCGCGCTGCTGGCAATTTACGGGCGCGGCGTCCTGATTACGGACGACTTTGGGAATTATTACCGGGTGCAATCGTCCGGGGTGCAATACCAGAAGCCGGGGCGCGGCATCCTGACCATCACCAGTTTGAGCATTTCGTTTGACGTGCCGCCGGACGAGGTGTCGTGGAACTCGGTGAAGCTGGGCTTGGATATTTTGAAACATCCGCGCTATTTCTACGCGCTGATGCCGCAGAACCAGATACCCGGAATGACGGTCACGGAAACGCCAAGCCAAACCAACGCCAAGCAGACCATCATCAGGGCAATCCAGGCTTACAGGGAAAACCCTTACATTCCGACGACGGCGAACATCAACGGAATGGTGGGCTTGCTCCATGATAACACGATGGCCAACTTGGCATCTGGACAGTTTCCAATTCTCAAGCCGAACCCGAACTACCGCGCAAAATATCCAGCGACAGACACCCTCCCAATTCAAAACCCGCCCAGCTATCCTGCGGTGCCAACCAATGATGCACCATCGCCAAATCCGGTGAGCTATTGGGATTTTGTTAGCGCATCGAGCGATCCCGGCGGACTTGTGGCGCTGGCACTAGCAGCCGCGAAAGAAATCATTGGAAAACTCTGGCGAATGGAGGACTCGCCGCCGGTCAGCGGGATCGAGCTGACATGGTCGGAATACTCGTTCACGCCTCCGTTGATAAACCTCGGCGGCTACGTTGAAGACCCGAAACTGGCCTCACCAGGACTGCCGGATTATTACTACCTTACCCAGCAGAACAGCACACAGACCATCTTTGACGGATTGAGCTATTTCAACCCGCAATGCTACAGCGCCACCGGGCAATACGGAGGAGGCACGAATATAAGCTGGCTGCGGGATTCCGACGTGCTGGAATCGCTGCAAAATGTCCTGTGGAAAATCACCCGAAAATGGCTTGGGGCTCCGGTCGGGGCTTGGGACGCCGACATTAATGGCGCGCAATACAGCAACGGCAACAGGCCGACCCTGCCGAGCCATTATCGCAACCTGATTCTTTCGTGAGATGCCTACCGTCACAACATCGAAAGCCGTTCCGATTCACCAACCGCGTGAAGGCTCAAGGCTGTCATCGCCGAGAGAGAAAGACGATGTAACGCAGTCGTGGAAAATGTCAAAGGCGCAACGGGAGCAGGTTCAATCAATTCTTTACTCGCAGGAACAGATGGCGCGAAAAATTGAGGCAATGCGCCGTCGAATTCTTGGCGGCATTGGCGGCGCGGCTGGCGGCTGGCCGTGGATGTATCCCGACCATGTGGAGGGCGACAGCACGCAGTCCTACAGCGCGGGATTCTGCCTGTATCTGTCCGCATTGAATACGCTGGTGACGACGGGCATGACAGACTTGGTTTCAAATGCAAACGCGATAAGCTGCCAAG